TTGTGGAAGTTAAGGTCAGCTGTGTACTCATCAATCTCCATAGCATCAGCTTCTTTGTCAGGGTTCCAATGCCACCCCGGTACAGACCGGAGATCCTTGTCGATGGTAACAGCAATAGACTTACCTGAGGAAGCCCCCATCCCCATGAGATCATCGGCCTCTAGGGTGGGTACCTCAATAATATTAAAGCTTCTGATTAACTCCGTAGCATACTGGAGTGAATCAGGGGTTTGCTTCTTAACATCCCGGTGGGCCTTATAGGGTTCCCAGAAGTTTCTCCTGTAGTTATCCTTTCGATTACAGGAGAGAGCAATGTAAACCTTAGTTACCCCAGCAGGGGTCCATGCCCCTACATCGTGGGTAATGCGTTCTTCAAGGGCATCAATACCTTCCTGATCTGCCCAAAAAGCAGCACGGTAGCACAGGATATCCCCATCAAGAATCGCTTGGCTTGGTCTTTCGCTTGGCTTTGGTTCCATTGTTCTCCTCGTTAGGGGTGTTGAGCATATCCATAATTTCCTTAATAACTTCTTCGGCATCTGGATCACGGTCTTCCCGTGATGACATACATAGTTCACACCCACACAGATCGTCTACCAATCCTTCGGTGAGTACATGAAACCACTCCTCAAACTTCTGCTGAGTTTTTTCCTTGAAGTTTCTTTCAGTAGCGTTGTTCTTTAAGACATAGTGAAACATCTCCCTATAGTCTTTATTACCCAGTTCAATTTCATTAGCCAGTGTTTCTGATTCATGGGTACGCCACTCTGCATTGTGGTCGATCAACTCCCGCTCACCATGGGTGAGGAAGATTGTCAATGCTCGTAGATCACGGGCAGCAGCAAGTTCGTTGGTATAGCGACAGTCATCAACAATGATAACCTTCTCATGCCAAGTATCTGGATCTACCTTAAGAGCCTCTTGCTCCTTGGCATATAGATCCTTTACCTTCTCTCGGAACTTCTTTACCCAGTAGTCTGAATCTTGTTCCCGCTTGGATGATCCTAGCTCTTGGCAGAATGCCCGATATTGAGCAGCATCCTTCTCCTTGGAATAGCCAAGGCTCTCTGCCTCATCCTTCAGGCCACCAGCAAAGGGGCACATGACAGGAGAGTATCCATTGTTATAAGCATATTCACTCAGCCACTTGGCTAGTGTTGTCTTGCCCACTCTGGCTTTTCCACCTAACATTATCACTAGCATGTAAACTCTCCCATAGTTCTTGGGGTGTAAATAAGTCAGGGACATCTAATCCATTAGACTTAAGGAAATCACAAATAAAAGTAATGCAACTAACTGGTCTCTTCATTCCAAAGTGTCGGCCAATGGCCTGATACCAGATCATCTTAAGAGATGAAAGCTTTGGATACTTATGGACATACCACAGATCCTTATTAGAAATATCAATAGGTCCAACTTCAAAAGAATAATAAGGCTTTACCTTAAACCGATTCAATACTTCTAGTCGCATTGTCTGAGCCTTCTTACCTGTAGCCAATACAAAAGCAAAAGGCTCATGATAATCAAACTCTAGTTGAGCGTGTGTATGCTTGCTCCATGCAAGAACTCTAATGAAATACCAACGCCAACCCTGTACTGGTCTGAAATTATAGAAAACAATTTTAGTATTAGCTTTCATAGAAGATCGGCATTCCTAAGTAAGTGGCTAGCGAATGTTCTACCCTTGCTCCCTCAGAGTGTTCCCACCCATGTAGCATTACCAGTGCATCGCACACTAGGATAGCATTAAGATCCCGTTCCATGCAGCTACGAAGGTGTTCCTTGGAATCCTCCGCAATCTGTGGATCAAACCCCTCATCCTCATCCATACGAGCTGGATTAAAGATCCGGCCAATCATAGGATTTGAGGACCACTTCTTCTCTGCCTTGTAAAAGGCGTCAAAGTTGTGATTCTCATACCCACGCATTGGACCAGCAATGTAAATATTCATACTGTTCATATACAATCCTCAGTGGGTCTCGGCCCACGATTTACCAACACGATACTCAGCATCAATGCGAATGTTCATCTTAAGAATCTCACCCGCAGTTGTTGCTGCCTTGGTCACTGCCTTGCCAAACTCATCGGCAATACTAGCAGGACAAGAGTATTGTAATTCGTCATGGATATAAGCAAGTTGCTTAGCACCCATAGACTTGACTGCCTTGTTAGCCTCAACCATCCAATACTTACTGACGATTGCACCAGAACCTTGGAGTAGGGTATTGAGCGCAGCATGTTCGCTACGCACAGGAACCTTACGACCATCTGGTAGGATAACTCCACCACGCTTGGCAGTCTCAAACTTAACCGCATCCTGCACCTTTGCAAGAGCGGGGATCTCCTGCTGGAATCGCTCTCGTAGGTCACGCGCAGCATTGACGCTGCAGTTACATACAAGAGCAATCTTCTTATCACCTGCACCATAGAGATAAGCATAGATGAATGACTTGGCAAGGGATCTTGACTCAAGACCCGCTGCCTTCTGGTTGTGGGTATGGATGTCTCCGTTAAGGAGAACCTTTGCATACTCACCGTTGTCATACTTGGCCATGAAGTGAGCCAGCATACGCAACTCCAGACCACTTAGGTCTGCACCAACCAGTACATCACCATCATTGGGAACCCACAGTTCACGGGCACGATGATCACCACTAACCTGTGCCACATTGGGCTGGCTATGGGTGCATCGACCTGTGGCTGCACCTTGTGCATTGATACCACCATGGACCTTGTTGTCCCGGCTATGAGCCGCTCTGGTATTCCAGTCCTCTACCATACCCATCAGTTTGCAAGTATCGAAATACTCTACAAGCTTCTTGGCCTCTGGGTAATTTAGGGTAGACAATACAGACTCGTCTACTTTAGGGTTACCCTTGTCGGTAAGTGGTGGTTCCCAACCATACTTCTCGGTAAGACGATCAGCAATCTGCTGTCGGCTACCGGGATTAAACACCTCAATCTTATCTTTCAGTCTCTTGCCTGTCTTCTCAGAATGTCTGATGATGATGCGATCAGGAAAAATCTGACGCATCTCATCTTCAATACCAAGCTTCTCAAGCATGAGGTTCTGATGCAGCTTCTCCCCTGCATTAATGTCATAATTAAATCCATTGCAGACTTGCTCCATTAGAACTTCGGATACACGATGCTCAAACCCTACGACCTCACGGTTGTCAGATAGAAACTTTTTCTGAGCATAATAGATTGCTTCACCTAGTCTAGTATCTTGCTTGCAGTATGTACCCATATTATCGTTGTAAGACTCCCATCCTTGGGTATATTCCATCTTGGGAAACTTAAGATGCTTACCCCAAGACTCCAGAGAGTTATCACCTAGTGGGTGATTGTTGATGTCTGGATACATCAACTTACTGATAACAAGCGTGTCAACAATGCACTTCGGTCGCGCCATCCCATGCAGCCTACGCATCACGGGAAAATCATAACCAAAGATGTTGTGTCCTACAATAACAGCGAACTGCTTTAGATACTCAACTAGATCCTTCATCTGATGTTCCAACCAAAGAATTGGTTCTTGATCGGGAATCTTAGTAGCAGCACAGAGAACGCGATCCACCTCTGTCTTTGGATTACCCTTAGAGTCTAGGACTATTTCGGCTAGCCCTGTACCTTCAATATCAAGAACGCAAATCTTCATAGTTTAATTCTCCTCTGGTTGAAATATCAGTTGACCGTCCTCACCCATCGCAAACCCGATCTCCTTCAGACGGCCTGAATTGTGATCGTAGAATAAAGTAGAGGCAATACCTGCTCTACCTGTCAGACGATTCTTAAGCACACGGACGATGGTTGTATTAGCAATCTTCTCGTCTGTGTTCTGTCGATCTCGCTCCAAGGCAATTACCGTATTAGGTACATATGCTAGTGCACCTGATCCTCTAAGGTCCTGAAGGGTAATTCTATCTCCCTCTTCGTATGCTTTCTCAGTCTTCTTGAGCTGAGAGATGATGTCAATGTGCACACCAGTTCTCTCTGCAAGACTCCGTAATTCTTTCATAAGAGTATCAATGATGATACGCTCTGAACCACCACCCTCAATGTCCTTATTCTCCATGCCCATCAGACCAGCCGCAGCAGCGGTGATATGGTCAAGCACGATAACATCTACCTTGAGAGACACTGCCATGAACTCCATGCGAGCAAGGAGGTTCTGCATAGCGTTGTTACCCAAGTGATCATAGACATAGAAGTTAGTCTGGCACAGCTTGTCTCTGGCACCATTGTACTCTTCGTCAGTTAGATCATCAACGATAGACATGTTGATAGGCTTCTTACCCATCTTGACACGGAGGTCATTCATCATTCGACTAGCACGGATAGCCCGCACTGGCTTGTTAAGAATGAGGCTGATCATGTCATCAAGGGTTTCCTGTGGGGATTCCTCAAGCATGATACAACCAACACTCCGACCATCCTCAAGGTGATGGTGCATCATCTCACGCAGGATAGTGGACTTACCTGAACCAGTGCCAGAGCACCATAGGGTAATCTCTCCGCTACGCTGACCGATCAGGAACTCTGATA